CCGTTGTATCGGCATAGGTAAACTCCCCTGTGCTGCTATTCCACCGTACCGCCTTTGTGCCTGCCCCTGCGCTTAGGGTACTATCAATCAGGTTACCTCTTAGGATTGTTTCTTTCATAAAACTTGCGCCAATGACCGCAATACTATCACGTGTGCCGTAGGTATTAGCACCTATTAATATTTGATTTTTGGCATCTACTTTTTGTTTGGCGTTGTAGCCTGCGGCATATCCCATGCCTGTGTTATTACTCCCAGTTGTATTGCTGCGGAGAGAATATACGCCGCTGCCTGTGTTACCCTCACCCGATGTATTGCTGTAAAGTGAATATGCGCCGCTGCCTGTGTTACCCTCACCCGATGTATTGCTGTAAAGTGAATATGCGCCGCTGCCTGTGTTACCCCACCCCGTTGTATTGTTGTAAAGAGAATTTAAACCGCTTCCGGTGTTCAACTCCCCATCTATATTGCTGTAAAGTGAATATGCGCCGCTGCCTGTGTTACCCTCACCCGTTGTATTGTTGTAAAGAGAATACCTCCCAAAACCTGCATTGTTAAGAGCACTATTGTTCACACCTGAACTATCGCCAATAAATACACTCCCATTCGTGTATATCCTCCCCGCCCACCTATTATTCACCCGAAAGCTTAAAGGTTGGTCGTCGGTTGTGCCGATAAAGTTTGAGGACGTTGTGCCTGAATTACCTGTGAGAAGCCAACCAGAGCCGCTTGACGTTGAATGCCAAGCCCCAGATGAACGAAAATAAAATAAATTATTCACCGTATCTATCGCAACCGCACCATCGCCAACCCACGCACCGTTGCGAGTACCTGAAGGAGTGCCGCTATACTGCGGAACGTGCAAGGCCGAATCAAAGATACCCGCCGTCCACTTAAACCGCATATTCGCTTTAATATACCCAGCAGGCGTTTGCCCATAAACAACGGCACTAACTAATAAAAATAAAATCAAAAACCTTTTTCTCATATCTTAAGTTTTATAAATTATAAAAATATTTTGCGGTTCCGTTTGCGCTATACTAACATCAGAAAAATAAACCTTGCCATCCGCCGCTAAATAGCAATACTCACGATTGACGGGGTCGGTGGCGGAAAATCCGTCACTTACTTTATTATATCCAATCCCCTCTCTTATCACCCTCAATACTTCAACATTCGCAAGCGTTGAATCTTGAAACCATCCGCCCTGCCCTATCGGTATCACATATTTTGCCGTCGCTATTACCATTTTTTTTAACTGCGTTTAAACATTACAAAAACTCTTTGCGTTCCATCAAATATAAAGTCAGTCGCAAATGTCAATACATACGTCATTGTATTAAGTTTACACTCACGATTGCCGGGCGATCCGGTTGTTATCACATCAAACTGCGTACCTTCAACGTCTACCTGAAGGATTGAATCTGTGGCCCCAAAAATGTAAGCACTGACAGCACTGGCAGCACTCAAACTGACGTAATTAACTCCGTTTGTTGTTGTCCAATAGTCTGACAATATATCGTAATTAAACGCTGGTGGATCGACAATCTCACCAAGTGAGATATTACCCGTTATCCTTATTTGTGTTGAGCTTTGGGTGTACGCAAATCCCTGCTTGCTTATCTCATCACTTCTGATGAATCCCTTAAACGTCGCCGCTATCCCTGTGCCATCATCAGCCGTAAATGTAACACGCCAATCTTCAACAGATTGCCTTATTCCTTGTTGTAGCAAATAGAAGATAGATATCTTCCCCTCTGTGTTATCTATTGGCGAAAGGCCGCCAACTGTTAACATGCCATTTGCCATGCCGGGTAAATACTCTCTTGATGAGCCGCTATTTATTGACGTTACCTCAATCTCATCCTGATTGACAGATAACGTGCATTCCTTTGCGCAAAAAATAGGAACGTAGTCGCCACTCACAAGCAACTCCGCAACCATTCCACTGCCTTTTATCAATCTATTCATCACACCTCATATTTAAATACTCTTTCTTCAATATACGTTTTGCCTACTGCGCTATCATAAACCTGTACGAAGGTAATATTTATAAGCCTTGTTTTTACATTATACGAAAAACCAGTTATCATATAATATTTATCTGCCGTAACGGGGTGCAAATCTGAAAAAATAAATTTATGAATTAAATCGGGCCAGTCCGCATCAACCCCGAAAGCACTCCCGTCAATCTGCCAATCATGGAAGTTTAATTGATTAAATACGCTCCTTATTTGTATCTCTGAAAAAGGATGAATAGCGTTAAACGGTGGATTTGTCGGGTAAACATTTGATGCAAAAAAATGTGTTGCTCGCTTATACGCACTACCATCAAGTATCTGCAATGAACCCTTAAATAATTTAGTCGGGGCTTCGCACATAAATATTTTATCATCCAATTTGTTCAAATACATCGCATCCGTTTTTGTTACTCTTTGCGACTGGCCGGTGTATAGAGTATTACTGCCGTTGATGAATGGGTAGTACTTGAATTGAAGATTTGCATACCTTATTTTTGTTGTCGTATTAGAATAATGATGTGTTAGCGCAACTTTAATATATCCGCTTTTTGGCACTGGTGGGCAATCACCGAAAATTGATGCAGTCATCCATTTGGTCTGATCTTCAGTGCCGTTAAACGTGACGTAAATTTCTTTTTGAAATGTATTGAAATCGGATGTGCAAGATTGCCAGTAAGGCCTATTGCTTTCATTGTACCCCCCGAATAGAGTATAATACGTACCATCATCGGCGTATAATAATATCTGCGCTATCTGATAATTGAATAACGAATTTGCCGATTCTAAATTAGCATCCCACGCCACATCAATATTTAATTGAAACTTATCATTTTTTTCTATCGGAATTTTTTCGCTTATTAAAATCTGCTCATGTGAGCCGCTTACTGTGCTTATCTCAATATATCTTTCAATCTCATACCCAAACGAATCAAATTTTTTTATAATCTTAGCCTCTGCATGAGTTGATATCACAAACGGCCTATCCTCATACAACTGCCAACACTCAATATCATAGTGTTTTTCAAAAGCGGAAATCGTATCGGTTAAATCGCCACGCTCAAAAAAAGAATTGCAGGGTATCTCTTGCGGCGTTGCATAATCTAAAGTTAATTTAGTAAACTGGGCCGGCCTTCTTCTCTTTACAATCGCATCGGCTAACGCTAACCGCAAATCTTCGGCGCTGCCTATCGTCTTGTTATAATCTGTTGCCGCTTTGTTTTCAATAAAAACACCGTCGGGGTCAAACTCCGTATAATAAATTTGATTGCCGTCCCACTCATCTATCCTTACAATATGCCAAGCCCCGTTGTATTGTGTAACAAAACAATCATGCCCTAATATTTTTTCAAGTACTGTGTAGCAATTTTCCAGCTCCCCGGCATCCGCCTCAAATGTTTTTGCATCTAAATAACATTTCAAATATAAATGGCCGCTGCTTTGGTCTATAAATTGGAAATTCGTAACACCTGCCTCTGATACAGGGGCAGGTGTTACCTGAATGTTTGAAGTGCCTGTACCTTCGGAAAAATTATTTACAACCACTTCAAAAATGGTGTTATTATTTAAACCACTTGATACACACTTTATTTTTTGACCCGTATAAAATTGGCCGAACTCGGAGGACGTAAAATAAATTTTACTGTCGCCGTTTGAAAAGCTGGCAACATCTATATCGATCGTTCCAGTGCCATGTTGCACATTATTTCTTACCCAAATATTTAAAGCAAGGTTTGTTTTTCGCAAGCAATATGATATTAGCCGTATCAATTGCACCGGTCCCGACGGAACTTCTCTATACCAATCGGTCAATTTAATATCTTTAAGCAACCCCAAACAATCAGTTGCCGTTAAGACTAATGTTTGTTTATCCGGCAGAAACGATTGCGATATATCGGCAGAAACAAGATAGCCTGTGAATAGCGTTTTTGTCGCTGTTGTTATCGTCACCAAAAAATTGCTATCAGATTTTCCCGTAAAATGAATGATACCTGTGCTGTTACTTGTTATTATCTCAATCACCGCATTGCGGCTCCTGATGGGCGTAAACTTGTCGTTATCGTTGTCAATAATATTTATCGTTAGCGGATTTGCACCCATTTGCATATCTACAATAAATGGGTCTTCGGGGATGCCGATACGTTGCGATAAATCTTCAATGTCTATCTGCACCGCCTGGCTGTCATCCGTTGTCATAAAAAACCCCCGATATATTAAAGCATCACTCATTAGCTTAATCTTCTTTGGCTTTGTTGTACTTGAGATATTGTTGCTATCAAATCAGACCCACGTTGAACAAATTGGCCTGATAAACTAACCATAACTCCCCCATGACCAAACACCCCACGTCCATTTGGTTCAATCCTTCCAGTTGATGATGGTATGAATAACTCCGGGCCTCGCTCACCAACGACGTATGGTGAGCCGCCAGATACAGCACCACCCGAAGCCCTAAACGGAATCAATGCACCAAGCCCCGGCACTATGCTTGAAATAGTTTTCATCACCACCAACTTTATGATGGCTTTGCCAATATCAATTATCAACCCCCTCAACCCTTCGCCTATCGACTTTATAACGTCCTCCCCTTTGAGCATAGCCTCAAAAGCATTGCCGAAAATGTCTGCGATTGATTCGCCAACCTTTTCGGCTATCTCCTTAAGCTCAAGTAATTGCTCGGTTAATTTTTCCGCCCCGGTGTTTTTTGGCAATCTAGGAGTTGCTGGTATGTCAATCGTTGGCAGCGTTCTATTTAGTTCTTTTGAAATATCATCAATCCCTTTTTGTGTAACCGAACGATCTACCTTCAACTTCACTAAAACAGATGGCAACTCGATCTGTACACTACCGATTGCAGGCCTGTCTATCTCAAACTTATCCGGCTTTACCGTTACCTTACTTGCTTTTGTTTTTAGCTCCGGCGCAAATAGCAGGCCGTTGTTTTTTGTTATTGTTCCGGCTTCGGCCAATAAATTATTGGCCATTGTCTTGAACATGTCTATCTCCTTCGTTGCATTTGCCAGAGATTCTTTTATTTTTTGCCTAAAGGCTGCTCTTGCCACTGCCGGCAGCGATCCTTCATTTGCCTCAAACTGCTTTTGTGTGTATTGTAATTCTTGCAATTTAAACGCCGCTTCGCCTGCCTTCGCATAAGCAATGTTAGCCGCCGCCTTCTTCAGCGTAACTTCAACAACTGCATCCCCTTGATTGATTATTTTTTGCTCGGCTTCTGCCCACGTATTTGCGCTGCCCGCAACCTTACCGATAGTGCTATTGTATTGCTCAAGTGCTGATTGCTGCGATACAAGCCCACGCTTAACAAGGTCAATATTATTTTGCGCTTGCGATAACGATGCAAACATTTTTACAAATTCATCCTTAGCCTCCGATACAACCTTCTGGTAACTGTTCATGCTGGCCTTTGCACCGAATAATTTATCACCAAAAGAAACAACCAATGAAGATACAACGCCAAGCGCAAGCCCTAAACCTGCGGGGCCAAGCAACGCACCCTTTAATGCAGTCAATGCGCTGCCAGTGCTACCTGTTGATGCCTTTAATCTCTGGAATGATTCAAGCAGGGGATTTAAATTGTTGGCTATGCCAATAAATCCATAGGGCGCATCTTGTGCAACTCTCGATAAATTTATTAACGAGTTAGTTGCTTGATCAGAGCCCGGCTTTATTTTTTTTAATGATTCACTTGCCCTGTTTGAACTCCTCGTTAAAGATTCACTGAAAGCCTCCCCTGATTTTGCTGTAATACGTAGCCTGTCGCTGACCTCTTGAAGCCCTGCCACTGCCGGCGCAACGTCCGCCCCTATTCTGACTGATAAATCGTTCATGCCTTGTTGATTATTTTATTATGCTTTAATATCAACGCCCTTCGCTCCTCTCTTGTCATTACCTTTTCTTCTTCTACTACTTCACCTGCTATCGGCCACATTTTAAAAATCATCTCTCTTGAACTCTGCCCACTCATAACCTGCGTAAACACGTCGCCAATTATCGCCGCCACATTTCTTGCCGTCATTTGCTCTGCCGCCATTTTACGGTTACGCCCTTCCATAATAAGATATAAATCTTTCATAAGAAGGGCGTTAATCTCATTTCGTCTGTACCCAAGTTCATAGAGTAATATACTTTCTATATCATCCCACCCTAATTTTTTTTTTCATCAACAGGAGTTTTTGCTGCGTTGTCTATCACTCGCTTTATCTCGGTATTGCCGTAACATTCAAATATTTTTTTCACCGCTTCGGCAATGCTTGCATCGTTGTTCATTTGCTCCACCCAATTATAAAAAAACTCATAGTTAAACACCTCATCAACTTCCTTTATCATGCAGTCATTTTTATAACCACACTGGATAAATTTAGCAATGCCTTCAACTGTCATCATCGGGTCGCCACCGTCTGACTGCGAATAATAGAATTTACTCTTCGCTGCCATCTCATCCAAAAACATTCTTATTGCAGGATAAGCAAATTTTAATCCGATAACATTTCCGTCTATCTCTACTTTTATTGCTCCGTTCATATTAAGGTGTTATATCAACTGCTCCATAAAATTCAACTGTTGCCGTAAACTTGACCGTATCACTTGGGGATGATGCGGCTAAATTCAAACTTGAGATTCTGCTCGTGCCCGTTATGTAAGGTTCGTTTCCAGCCGTCGCAAATTTGCTTAATATAGGAGTATTAGCCTCAAATAATGCAAGCAACTCCGTCCAACTTCCCTCACCTGCATCTGGCGCAATGTCAACAAGTCCGGAAAAATTTAACTTGTAATTGCTTGGGCCAAAGGATTTAAAAACACCACAGTCACTCTCCTCAGTGCTCACATTTCGTGAACCATCTAAAGATGCCGACTGCTTGCATACTACCGATTTATACGACGGTGTAACAAGGTCTGTTGAATACGACCATATTAATTCACTACCGCCTACTGTTGTTGGGTCTGCCATTGTATTAAATTTTAATTGTTATTAAATTATTGTATCTCGTTATTTTTCTATAAATTTTTTTTGTCCCATCATCTTCCTGCAAATAAGTAGCATCATCAATTTGCAATCTATTTATCTGCATACCTGTTTGTGCTGTGAGATTATGACCGGAGAATGGCGTAGTACAGAGTAAAACGCCTATCTCGTTATCTATCCCATTAGCAATATCAGGGTTTACCATTGTATCAAAGACCGTAACAATATCAGCAATAACTATCACTTCCTTTAACCAGCTTTTATCGTTTCGGTCTACTTCGCTCTCGCTTTCAACTCTTAACTCAATATAATTGCCATCTTCATCATCAGGAACGCTGTCAATATAGACAGGAACGCTAACCGTTCCATTAAGTAGAGCAAAATAACTATTGAGCAATTTCGTTGAAACGTTTCTCATTTCAATAAAGCATTTAACCTGTCAATAAATTCTTTCTTCACTCTCGCCCTTTGCTTGAAAAAAAACGGCCTTGCCTTTACACCTTTGCGCAAGATTGAAAAAACAATACTCATAACCAAATCATTGTCTTCGCTTGCTCTTTTACTTCCTGTCCTTCTTCTTGTCTTAATAGAGTACGTTCCTGCCTTTATGCCTTTACGCTTCACCCAGCCTTTTATCGCCTCAATAAATTGCGCCATTGTACCGCTGCCTTTACCTTTGTATATTGATGAATCAACTCCCGCCTGCGCTCTATATCTCCCCTTTGTCCCAAACTCAACATACGGCGAATGTTTCGCCGTACTTGTTACGTCGTATGTTAAAGAGCTTACTTTTTTTGTCTGAATACCTCCGGCCAACTGACCATTATCAAATGATTGCGCCCTTACATCTTTTTTCGCATAACCGGCAAATGCTTCCGCTGCAAAAATTATTTCATGCTCGATCTCTTTCACAAGCTCCTTAGGTGCAGCCGCTAAACGTCTTGCGTAAGCATCAAATCCTATCATATTAGCTTTTACCATTAGCAGTTGCTGTTATCAATACATTAAATAATTTCTCGTCTATCCTATCAATACCATTCACCGTATATTGCCGCCCTGCCCACACTAATCGCCAGTTTACCGATATGTCAAATCCTTTGGCATACATCTTAAACTGAATCGTGTTGCTTATACTCGTCTGTCCATTATTCGCAGACCTGCTGCTTCCTGTTTTTAACAGTGAAGCCCAAACATTATAAGCAGCCGATTCTGTTTCTACCCATCGTCCATTAACATCTTGCGTTGATGTTATCTTAATTAATCTTATCGGTTTCATTACACCAACCATACATCTCTACTATATTTTTTCGCAAGCTGTGAAATGAAATTATTCACGTCTGCCGCATCACCTCTATTAGTATAAAAGTAAGCGCAAGCACGTAACAAGTCTAATTTAATTGATGCAGGTAGCGACTCAATACCGGTAGTGCCATAACCACAAGTGTAGGTAACTGCTATGTTCTCGCCAGTTGGAGATGTAAGACAGACCCACATTGTACCAACTGTTTCAACGGACGTAAGCAAGTCGTCCCCGTTAGAATCTGTTAAGGCAGTTACTTCTTTCACCGGCCCAAACGGCAACTCAATAGCACCATAAAAATTATTCAACACTACCTTCTTAATTCTGTTTGCCGTTAAAGTAATGCCGCTATATTTTTCAAACTGCTCTCTCGCCGCCGATATGATTATTCCGATAATCGTATCATCATCATTGAACGCTACCTCTGTTCCGCCTACTGCCGTAAATCCTTCAAGACGTAAATAATCCTTTACCTCTTGAACTGTTACCGGCTCTGTAATGGCACCGCCCGTTACATCTTGAACTGATATGATAGTGTTTGAATCCATTTTTTTTGAAGCATGGCCGGGAATCGAACCCGGCCTGCAACCATTATGCTTATGCTGTTTCCAGTGCTGCACGTCCGTCAGAGAAATCACCATAATACAGGTAGTCTGCACGACCTGCAACGATAGTAACTCTTTCTTCTATTACAACTGTAACCATGTTCTTAATCGCATCATCTTCATTCTGATCGTAGAAACGAACAGAAAAGCCAGCCCTTTGTCCAAGTGTCACTTTACTGAAATCGCCAATCAGAAATTTGTCTGATGTCATCGCAGTATGTGGCACCAAAGGAATACCAAAGATATTAGGAATGGCAATGTTAGGCGCACCAAATACATATGCTCCGCTTGTTGCAGATTCTTTTGTAAGAATCATTTTTGCATAATCCGAAGGATTGCAAAGAACCAGGTTAGGGCTAACTTTTGCGTTCCTTGCCTGTGTCCATGCGGCAACAAGTACATCGTAATTATTGGCCAGGTCAACTCCAAGAGCTAAAGAAGCCGGAGCAGCAAACGCTGTGCTATTTGTTGCAGTTGTTAAACCGCCAAACAAACCTGCACCAGCAACCTGATTTAACAACAGGTCATCTTCTTTTGCCAGCAATTCTTCAAGGCCAATCGCTGTAATTTCATTCTGTAACCATGCATTGTCAGCCAGCATTTCTTCAGGAATTTTGAAGTAATGCGCCACTTTGGTTACAGGTACAATCAGTTTCACATAGTCACGGTCTGATTGAGGCTTTGCAGCAGCCATAGAAACAGCAGTAGGCCCGCCTTCGCCTGCGTTATCACGAATAACGTAAGCTGAATCAGTAGCAATCGGCTGCACATTTACTACATTACGGATGTGGCTGATTTCGTAAGGCTTTCGGCCCACACCGCCAATCATGGTATTGCCGGCAAAAGTTTCTGTGCCTGAAGTTGTCAGGTTTCCAGAACCCATGTTACCAACCGCTTTTAGTTCAAGGCTTACCTGCTGACGGTTCTTTGTATAACCCTGGATATCTGCTTTCTTTTGTTCCATTGCTTCACCCAAAGCATCTTTAAAAGAAGTACCAGTTTCCGGTCCTTTCCTTTTTGATTGGTGAGCAATCAGTTCATCCAAAGCCTGCTGATTCTTTTTATCGGCTTCGTCTTTGGTTACCTGCCATTGCTTAATATCTTCAATGCCGGTTTTCAACTCATCCACTGAAGGTATTTTTTCTTCCAGTGCTTTAATCTCTGCACTGATAGCCTCTTTCATCTTTTTTTCCGTTGCAGCTTCTAAGGCTGTCTTTAATTCGGAAAGTTTTTGTTCAATATTTTCCATTGTTAAAAATTTAATGTTTTAATAAAATTGTTTATAGCACTCTCAAAATCGACTGGTTGTGTAGATTCTTTTTCCGGCACAATAGTCATATCGATCACCGTTTGCTGAAGTTGTCTCAATTCAATCTCCAACATCTGGAATGTTTCATCCGTAAAATTACCACTTCGCATTGCCTTAATCATTATATCAATACGATTATTAAATTTATTTATTTTATCATATGCTTTCATTCCCGTTAAGGGCGTGTACATATTAGCACCCCAAGCCGTTAATGATGAACCCTCGTACAATTTTAATTCAGTCAATTCTCTTGCCGCCTCGCCTTGATGCCAATCACTCCAAGGCTTTATCTGATTATATTTTATTGTTTGAAATCCTATTGAGTGTTCGGTTATCAAGCCCGATTTTATCATCTCAATAAAATCTTTACCACCCGAATGAGACCCGACCTGACTCTCGTAATACAAACCTTTCTCATCTTCAGCAAGCACAAGCAACTTGCCTAAAGGTTTTTGTGTGTCGTGATTTAGCAAGTGCTTTATTCTTGGTACAGCAGCGAAAGGGCCTTGCTCTGAAATCGTTTTTGTAAACGCCCCCTTCCTGATGATGTCGCCATCAGAATCTATTGAATTGAAATTTGAGAAATAGCCCGTTACTATTCCTTTTTTTTCGTCAACGTCTTTTACGTTGAGCTGATAATCTTTATAACAGTATTTCATATTTTTTATTTTTTTATTAGTTTTCCATCCTTACCTCTTTTGCCCGATAACGCTATCGTGCATCTGCAATTTATTGTTGTTGCTGCCACATCTCTACTTAGTCCTCTTGCCTTCGGGTCGCCCGGCTGAAACAACTGCACCTTATTACGTGGGTCAATAAAGTAATCCTCGTAATTAATAATTACTCCATCCAACCCCCAATGATTGGCATGGTCTTCTGGGTTGCGGCCCCTCACCCTGTTATCATGCCCTGAAATCCATTCCTTCATCGTCTTATACTCAAACTTTTCCGCCGCCGCCACTGCCGCCACGTTGGTAGCACTGTTTACCTCTGTCCTCACAATCCTTGCCGCTTGCCGCTTCTCAAATCCTTTATCCCGTATCGCTTGCGCAATCTCCTCAAACGTTGCGCCATCTGTTACGGCTTTGGATATTAACGGTAAAAAAAAATCCCTCATTGTCTTCACCGCACCGAAAGTTATTTTTTCTACCAAATGTTTACGGAAGTAATTCGTAACAAAATTTATAAAGTCGGCATTAAAGCCAAATCCTTTCTCTTCCTTCCGCAAATCCCTATAAACCCGATTGGCATGATAAACGCCAACCTTTGAATATAAATCTTGCACTATCTCTGTTAATGATTTTGATGCAATGTTATCATCAAAGTATTTAGGTGCCGAATCAATGCCGTTTATCTTCAAGTACTCAATCAAAGAACTAATATCTTGCTTTATCGCCTTTTGCAGCTTAGGATAAAATCTGCTCTCAAACCTGCGATTTACAAGTTCCACCAAACGACTGTATTTTTTCCTTTCCTGCAAATTCATTTATCAATCTTTTTTTTAATTGCGAACGCAGCATTTCCATTCTGGCTTTCTCAATACTACACCTCCTTTCTTTCTTCGTTACCGGGTAGCGTTCAAATATTATCTTCTCAAGATCATTCATCCCCTATCATTTTGTCAATCTCATTTGCTTGCACCTCACTCATCGGTTGCTTGGTTCCGTCTATCCATGGTTCGTCAAACAAGGGGTTGTCATTTTTCGGCAACCCTAAAATATTTAACTGCTCATTTGGTGACAACATCCATAACTTATTAACCCAATCTACTTTTTCACCCATGTTTTCGTCCAGCTCTGAAAAAATAGTAAAGTCGTAATCAACATAAATATTTTTCCCCTTGAATCCCCAATCATTGTTTAATTTATGATTAAATGCGTCTCTGAAAGTTGTAAGCAGCGGAAATGCGCACCTCGTTGTGAGTGCCTTCTCCGCTTCTTTTACATTGTTGTAAGTTTTTTGAGTAAGCCCCAACAATTCCGGCGGCACACCGTAAATGTTGCACAACATTACCGCATCCCATTTCTCACTCTCTATTATCTGCATATCCACCGGCGATAAGCCTATGTCCGTCCAATTCATCCTGTATGCCGTCGCTACCATCTTGCCGTAAGAATCGGCACCTGAGTACTCAGGGCTGGTTAATAATTTTTTTACCTTGGCGGCTTGTTCACCCATTATTGCAATGTTACCCATGTCAACATCTTGCGGCGATATATCCGGCGAAATAAATCCTTTTATGCCTTGATTTTTAAAAGCAACTGAGGCGGCTTTCATCGCCTCATTATTTCTCGTGTATCTTTTTACCGCCGCTTTTAAAGGGGATAGGCCGTAAAGCTGCGCACCGTTGGTTGACCACTCGGGGTTAAAGTATTTTTCATGTAGCACTTCCTCTCGGGTAAATTTATCCCCTTGTGTAAAAATATTGTACGCTAATGGAGCTTGTGGAAACGTTCGTGTTGCCTCTATGCTGATAAGATGAGAGGGTAGATTATGCAACGCTTGCGGCTTGCCGCCGTTGGCACCCACTTTTAAAATCTCTGCGTAAACATATCTATCTCCGGTTATCAGTTTATTGATCGCACCGGAAGCGACAAAATCATTAAACGTTTCATACTCATTAGGCCAGTTAAGCAGCTCATTTATTTTTGCATCGCCTTTTACTTTTTGCAACGATTGCGACTTTAATTCATGTAACCGCTTTACGTTTACATCTTTTTTGTGGAACTCGGCTTTGTATTCTTTAAATTTATTTTCGTCAATTACTTCATACTGCCCCCATTCCGGTAATCTTATTTTATCAGCTATTAAAGATATGATTGAATAAATTATATCATTAGATAAATACCCATCTATTAAGTATGCCTGCTTATTATCTGATGGCGAAATTATTTGCCCTTGTACTAACTGGCTAAAGGGTACGGGGTACTGCTTTCGTTTCTTAAATAAATTTTTTATACTTATTCTGCCCATACTATCATAGGTTGCTTAATATGAAAAATCATGTTCATAAGTAGCATGTCTAAGTAGTCTGGCGATCTGTGCAACGCCTCTTTCATTTCTTCTTTCTTTATCAAGCGTTTTTTTTGTTCATCCTTATCAACGCCTGCGGCCTTTAGTTGTGCAAGTTCAGCAATAATTCTATCTTTTTGCTCATTTGAGCAAATTATTTTTATCTGCCGGTTATTTATAAGCTCGGCCAGCTTGTACCCGCACTCAGATTTCAAATTTACGAACTCTTTTTTATTTACAGCAGGAGCCCCACCATGAAATTCTTTAATGCCCGTTAAATAGCTTTCAAGGTAGGCCCCCATCCCGTCGCTATCTACTACTGTCTGGCTGTGGCCTATTGATAACTCCTGCATTAAATTTTTTATATCACGCTCAATCTCAATGCCGCTTGATTTTGTCTTATCAACGGCAATGCGACATACGTTGCCATTCCATACACCTACAACAAATCTATCCCTGCCCTGCATCGCAAGGTCGGCACTTATTGACCTCATGCCGTTGCCTCTTACTTCATTCGTGAAAACATCTGTTACCGCATCGTAATCACATAACGCTGTGGGGTCGTCACTAAACTCCCAATTGCCATAGTACAGGCGTTCTTTCTCCGGGCCATCCGGCATTTCCTTTAATGACTTCAGCGATGATTCAGGATAGTTGGGGTTGTCCCATGCAAAGGCCTGAACGAATTGGCGGTACGGTAGTAGCTCACCTTTTTTTGCAGGTGAATAAAATTGCTCGTAAGCCCAATTTTTTGTTGGGTTTGTTGCAAATAATATTTTAGGGATTAAATTAAATTCGTCCAACTTGAACCTGATCCGCACCTTCAGTATATCCTTAGCCTTCCTCGTAACCTGACTACACTCGTCAACAAAGGCATCGGTTATCTCAAGTGAACCCAATTCATCATAGTCAGGGTCTGATGGGTAATGATACAAATCCCGTAAAAAAATAAGGGAGCCGTTAAAAAATTCAATACAGTTTGGATTTTCTTTGTCTTGGGATGAGGTAAGCTGATAGTGCCTCCCCCTTTTTAACCCCTGTTTTGATGCTACCTCCAAAAATGTTTTTAAGGTTGTGTCCTTTAACGTTTTCATCACCGCTCTGCCGATCAGGCCGTGGGATCCGGGGTACTTCAACCGGTTTTTTAGCTGCCAATAACACCCAAGGAGGGATTTGCCGGGGCCGGCGGCGCCGCCAAACAGCACCTCTTCTGTTATGTTATCCTCTAAATAGTCTAAGGCGATAGTTTGTTTTTTGTTCAACTTCATAAAACAAAAATAAAAAAAACCCTCCGTAGAAACGGAAGGTTTGTTACCATTAAAAACTACTACTTATGAATCATACGTTTTTTCTTCCTGCCAAGTTATACCGATTTGTCCGTTATGGTCAATCTCATTTCGTTCAATGTAGCCACGTCTTTTTCCTTTTGTTTTTAGATAAAAAATTGTGGCCGTTGTATCTTTATCTTGAATCAATTCGTGTAGCTTGCTTTCGGCGAAATCTAAAGCAATGTTGCTGATATCATCCACTGCATCTCTATAATCTCTATCACTGTCATACCAGTTGTAATGCGTTGACCTCGCAATACCTACAATCTTACACGCTGATGTTACCACCCCTAATGTTTTCTCAAGGGCGTTTATCATCATCCTCTTATTCATGTCCATGAACGTTGTCATGGGATCAAAGGTATAATTTATTTTCTAAATCCATTTTTTTCTACTTTCCCAACTTTCTCAGCTTTCTTTTTGGGAATTTTGGGAAAGTTTTTTTCCTTTCTTTATGGGTGAAAAACGGTGGTTTTATTACCACTTTTTCCAGTTTACTTTTTTCAAAAACGAACGGTATAGTTTTTTCACCTACAATAATAACTCCTGAAGGTCTTTTTACTGCTTTCATTTTACTTTGTTAAAGCTCCAAGTCATCAATAATTTTATTAACCTGTTTTTGGGATAGCCTCGGCATTATATCAATGCCTACTCCTGCGATTACGACCTCTAATGCGGTAAGGATAATATCGCCCGATGTTGGCACCTCAACCGGGAAGCCGTGGCACTCCTCGATCTGCCTGTCTGTATGTTCAACGTATCCGGCGGCGTATATCGTGATTGCGCCTTCGTCTGCTATTAGCTTGTAAAAATCCATAAGTGTTTTTTTTGTGGTTATAAAATTGTTTAATTACTGCACAAATATAATAAACTCTATTAAATAAAAAATTTTTTTCT